GTGTACTCTGTGTCTCTGTGGTGAGTGCTTTTAAATCTCTAGCCTTCAACACTGTGCTTATGCGCCAACGCTGCGTCAAACCACTCGGTGAGTTCCTCTTCCGTGAGGTCTGATAAATCCTTTAGGCCCCAGCCGGTATATTTGGCCAGGGCTATCACCATGTTTCTTATGCTGCGGGGCGAGTATCGAGAAAAAGTTGCAGTTTTTCCCTCAGCTTAATGAAGTCTGACCAATCCAGTTCTTCGATCACTTCAGGGGCAACTTCGCAAAGATTGGAGAAGTAATGGATCTCCGAGTCTGATTGGTGCATGTCGGCACGGTCGACCATCAAACGGTCTTTAACTTTTGGTCTGCGCATAGACAACATGTTGTAATCATGGCCGTCTACGTTGACAGGGTAAGTGAGGTTGATCTGCTCTTTGTACATCGAGTACTCCTAAATATTTAGCTAGTGCCCAGCCGGATAAAGCGTGTCATGTAATTCAGAGTTTGCTGAACGCCTGGGCAAGAATTTTTCAACAAGTTGAAAAAAGAAAAAAATGGTGATTAATTGTGTACTTCCTGTACGGAGTTTCCGTGAGGTAAATGGGTTCGTCCTTTGCCCATCCAAGGGCAAACGTTAGCGGGTACATAAACCTCCAGGTATTCGGTTCATGTACACCGCTAACCCCATTCAATTACTCGCCGATGGCGGCGCGTAAGGCGGCCATTTGGTCACGGCCGTTGACAACACGGGTGTTGTTGTACAAGTCGATGTTGTAGATCTCGGCGTTGTTGATCTTCAACTGGTACTTTTGCACTGTGTAAGCCAAAGTCAATTTCGACTCTTCGCCGTCTTTCCAGTTGCCCATGTCCATTTCTTTGAAGAAACCGGTCAAGGTAACGACAACCGGCTGTGGCGCTTTGCCTTGTGCCTGGATGGCACCACGTGCGGTTAAGGTAATGGTCTCTGAGTCCCAACCACCGAACAATTTCAACAATTCGGCGTTGTACTCAAGCAATACCATTGAGCCTTCGAGTTTTTCCAGTTGACCTACATCGAGCTCCAACGGGGCAGCAAGACCGGCGCTTACTTCACGGGTTTTTACCGTCAATTTCGGCAAAGTGATCTCATCAGCCAGGCCAAGATAGCCTTGACCTTCAACGGATACTTTGAACTTTTTTAAGATTTGTGGTGCTTGAGCCATTACAGGATCTCCTCGATGTAGTCGTTAGTCAAAATGCTGGTAAAGACGATTTGCTCAGCAGGCATAGGTGGCGTAAAGTCGAAGTTGAAGTAGATCTTACCGGCGGCAATCGACTCAGGAGTATTGGATTCTTCATCAGCCCAGATGCTGCCACCGAGGATAGCGCCTTGTGCCTTAAGGCCATCTAAGTAACCTTGAACTGAGTTGGTGACATCTTCGATGTAGGTTTTGGTGATGTTTTTATCCACCGCCCACAAGTGTGCACGAAGCAATGAGTCGTTGATCATGTCGGCAGTACGAACCACAGACAGGAATGCCCATTTAGAATCTTTGCTGGCGGTGCGGTTGCCCCACAAGCGGAAGCCGTTTTGACGGATAATGGTCGCGACGTCTTTTTCGTTGAGCTTGTTGGCACGGGCATTGACGTCACCTAGTTGGAAGTCAACGGCACGCTCAGTACCGATGATACCGGAAACGCCTTGGTTGGAAGGACTCCACCAGAAGCCACGTTGGCTGTCGGAGCGGGCGATCATACCGGCGACACGGGCACTGGCAGGTTCAACCTTAGGCACTGTGTCGGTAGCGACTTTAACAGCCGGGTCAACGATGTAGATACGATGCTCACCATTGTCAACGGTACCGAAGTCGTCGCGGTAGGTGAGGGCGTCTGCATCAGTGGTGCTAGGGCCATCGGCAATAACAACGGCACGGATGCGGTTGGCGATAGAAGCCAACTCTTGAACAACGGTGTTAGGGGCGTTGTTAAGACGTTGATGGGTGTAGCCAGGGGCACACAAAATGCGTGGCGCGTGACCAACGGCAGATTCAGCGCCCAAGAAGATTTGTGCACCTTCGTAGTCGCCGGTCGTGGCGTTGACACCGCCGACGATGTTGTTCATGGTCGCGCTTTCGCCGCCGTCCACTTCGGCCTCTTCTTTAACGCGAACAACAACGATTGTGGCGCCAATTTGGTCCAGGATGCCGTCAACAGCATCAGGCAAAGTGCCGGTCTTACCCAGTCCGGTGGCTTCAGAGCGGCGACCGGCGATCACAACCGGGGTGTTGAGTGGAAAGGCGTCGGTAGCATCAGGTGCGGTACCAATCAGGCCGATAACTGAACTTGATACGGTTTGTACAGGGCGAGTGCCGGAAGTGGCTTCTTTAATCTGTACACCGTGTAAAAATGCTGACATAGTTTGCTCCTTAGAAGATTTGTCAGTAGAAATAAACTCTCGTCCCTAATTTTTTTTGAGACTGCGCTGCATTGTTTGCTTTTGAAGTAATATCAATTACCTAGGTTTTATGCTGTGGCAGACTTGAGTACAAGCAAGCGCTCGCTCTTGATGGGGGAGCCATCAAAA